TAAGGAGCCAATCCAATGGCAGCATCCAACTACGTTACCGAACGCAACCTGAACAGCCTTTACGGGGGTAACGCGCCCACGTTGAGCACCCCGGCCACGGTGTGGATTGCGCTCTGCTCGTCCGCGCCCACAAGAACTCAGACCGGGACAACCATTCCTGAACTGGATGAATCCGGTTACAGCCGATTTGAAGTGACCAACAACACCACCAATTGGGACGCCGCCGCACTCGATGGGAGCGACATGGTAAAGAAGATCGCCATCGTAGCCGAGTTTGGCGCAAACACTGGCGAAACCAACTGGGCTGCCGCTACTCATTTCGCCATCCTGGACGCGGCCTCCGGCGGCAATCTTCTGGACTTCGGCGCGCTTAGCACGTCCCGGACGGTGAAACCCGGCGATGTGGCCCGGTTCCCCGTGGGGTCGATTAAGGTCTACTACTGATGCTTGGACGCGATTGTGTAACCGAGTTCCCGCTTACCGTTCAGGGCGACACGGACGCCATTGAAATCGAATGGTTACGGGCGCCCGACGACGAACCGCGCAACCTGACCGGCCGCACCATCTCCGGCGTGATGATCAACCAGAAGACGGGGGTCACGCGGCCTGTGCAGGGCAACTTCTACATTGTGGACGCGGAAGCCGGCCGCGTCGATTTGGAATACCATGCGGAAGACCGTGTGCCCGGCTGGTATTTCGTGCAACTAACCGCCACGCTGAATGAGAATGATGAATGGGTAACGTACCAGACACCCTGGAAGATCGAGCAAAAGCTCACGGTATAAGCGTAAAGGAATATGTGGCGCTTCACGCGACTGCGGAACAAGCCCGAGCGTTCCTGGACGACTGCCTGGCTATGGCTCCGCGCGAGCGGCCCAAACCCGACAAGGACGAACGCATTATCGGGATTGCGGCCCGTGGCCGGTTTGATACCCGATTCTTTGCACACTGTTTTCTTGCGGAAACGTTTGACCGCCCTACCACGTGGCAGTACGACAAGCAATGGGACATTCTGGACAACGATTCGCTACCCAAAATAGCCCAGTTAGCTTGGCGCGGATTCGGCAAATCAGCGGCCATGACAGCCAAGATGGTGAAAGGAATTTGCTATCGGCAGCTTATTTACGCAATATACGTAAGTAAGACCAACGAATCGGCGACATCGGAGACCGAGAACGTGAAACGGGAGATCCTGGGCAACGAACGGATTCGGTACGTGTTTGGCAATTTCAAAGGCCAGACGTATAACGGCGTTGAAACCCAATTCTCTCGCACGGCCTGGTACGTGAGCGACCCCAGCAGAGACGGGGAACCGTTCGGGTTTATCAACCCGCGTGGCGCCGAACAGCAGGTGCGCGGAACGAACGTGCATTTGCGGGGCAGGAAGCAGCGGCCCAACATGATCTTCTGCGACGACCTTGAGGACGATCAGCTTGTGTTGTCGGAGGAGAATCGGCAAACGTTGTCCCGCTGGTTCTTCGGTTCTCTCATGGAAATCATTGACACATCTAAGCAGCCGGCGTCGAGTACGCGGCGCTGGAACGTTAAACCGGGGGAGTTCCCTCCATGGCGCGTATTTTATGCCGACACGCTGAAGCATGAGGACGCGCTTATTGCCCATTTGGTGCAAGACCCTAGCTGGCAAAGTGTTGTGTTGCCGCAATGCGAACGGAGACTTTGCGATGACGGGAAAAACCGTTACTTCTCCCTTGTACCTGAACTGGTCACGCATGAACAGGTCCGGGAAGAGGCCGCCAACGCCAAACGGCAAAACCGCCTCGACACCTACGCTCGGGAAAAGATGTGTAAGCCGGTGCCCCCAGAAGAGGCGCAATGGACGCGGGACGGGTTCAAGTATTACCGGGACGAAGAAGCGAAGCTGAACAACAACCCGAACATTGACCGGTTCATCGTAGTGGACCCTGCCAAGTCGGCCAACCCGAAATCCGACCCGTCCGCAGCGCTGTTTTGTGCGGCCGACTCCAAGGGTGGCGCCCTGTATTTCCGCCACCTGATCAACGAACGCATGGAACCGCACGAGTTCAGCGACGAGGTTTTGCGGCTCAGCTTGGTTTACAACACGCCCCACTTGTTCATTGAGCACACGGGCGGTTCAGACGGCCTGAAACACCATTGGAAAAACCGGGCGGCAGAACGCCGGTTGCCCGTGGAATTCTACTGGTTGAGCGCCCACCAACCCACGCGATACGGCGATTACGGGACCGGCCGAGACGCCGTGAAACGCGCCAGGGCAGCGCAGATCATTCCCTACTACAAGATGGGATACGTGTACCACGATGAGAGTTTGAAAAATTCCGCACTGGAACAGCAAGAGCTTTCATACCCTAAACCGGCCCGGTGGGACGCCCTGGACTGTGCGGGCTACGTTCCGCAGGCGTTGGAGTTTATGGGCAGATATATGATTCCGCAAATTGAAGATGAGAAAGAAGACGATTACGCGAACCCGTACGATGCGTTCGACAACGATTCGGACATTGACCGCATGATCGAAACGGGCAATTGGATGATGTTATGAAGAACTGGACCATGGACTCTGTTCAATCGCAGCGGGAAGAACTGGCTGGGACCATCAAGGACGCCGAGTTCGATTACGACTATCCGCTGGACGCTTCCGGTAACGAGATGAACCTGCATCCCGACAGCGAGTTGCACAAGTTCATCCTGCAAGAGATCATCGACAAACGCGCCACGCAAAGCAACCTGCTGGCAAAGACCGCACACGAAGACTGGCGCAAGATCGACAATACACTGACCGCGTTCCTGCCCTCGGACGAGGCCGATGCTCTGGAGAAGAGCCGAGACCCCCGAAAGCCGGTGAACGTGGTCATCCCTATGCAGTACGCCAGCCTAGACATGTGGTTGACCTATCTGCACGGCGTGTTTTGCCAGGACGTGATTCACCATTACCGAGGCCGGGGACAGCGGGGCGCCAAAGTCCGGGCCGCCTTGATGGAACGCATTGTTCACAAGCAATCGCAGTGGTTCGCAGAATCGCTCAGGTTGCAAGCAATGTGGCGTGACGCTTTCTCGTATGGGATAGGGGCCGTGGCCCCCGTGTGGCGCAAACACAAGGCCAGACGGCCCATGCACGCAGAGGTGAATGAGGTAGTCAAGGAATTGTTGCCCCCGGAACTCAAGCGACAAGTGGACGTGGGCGATATTGTGCGCTACCTGGAAGAGCAAACGCTGTTTGAAGGTTCCGAGCTGCGAAACATCGATCCGTACAAGCTGCTCCCGGACCCCAACACGTCTCTGAACGATTTTCAGCGAAGCGAGTTTTGGGGTTATCTTCGGCGCACGAACGTCATGGACCTGCTTCGGGAAGAGGCTGATCCGGAATCCCGCCGGTTCAACGGGAAATACGTCCGCATGTATTCCGACAGGAACATGGGGAAAAGCACGTTCTACACGGACGAGTCCGGCCGAAACGCGGTGTACGACACGGAACTCACCACGGGTTCCGCGGCAGCCCGGTATTACGAGAACGCCGTGGACGAGCTCCACATGTTCATCCACATCATCCCGAAAGAGTGGGGTTTGGGCGAACAGGAATATCCCATGAAATGGATGTTCACGGTGGCCGGCGACAAGATTGTGACCCAAGCTGAACCCGTGGATCTGGACCATGGCATGTGGCCGGGGGTGGTATGCGGCCCAAACACAACGGGACACGACACGTTACCGATCTCCCATCTCACGGTGGGATACCCGGCCCAGCAGACCGCCGACTGGTTCATACGAACGATGGTGGCGAACCAACGGAAACTGCAAAACGATATGTTGGTGGTGAACCCCCACTACATCGAGATGAAAGACGTGCTGACGCCGGGACCAGGCAAGATCATCCGCACCAAACGGACGGCTTACGGGCAAGAGAACATTCAGAACTACATTCAGCAGCTCCAGGTTCAGAACACCACCGAAGGACACATGGCGAACGCCAACATGTTCTTCGAGTTTATGAACCGGGTACAGGGCACGGGCGACGTGATGCAAGGCGATCTCAGCAACATGCCTGAACGGCCCACGGCGCGCGGCATGAGTATTGCGGAAGCAGGCGCCACGTCACGAACCCAACGTATCGCGGCCGTGATTTCAGACCAGAGCATGGTTCCGCTGGGATACCAGATGGCTTACAACACGCTCCAGTTCATGTCGGAGCACGTCGAAGTATCCGTGCTCGGAAGGTACGAGGAGTGGCTGCGCAGGGAGCTGGGAATGGGGCATGACGGCGGGGACGTGGACGTGGCCCCGGAAGATCTTGAGGCCAGTTTCGAGGTGGAGCCGTTAAACGTCGCCCAGGCCGTCCCCGAATCGCTGGAAACCATGACGGAAGTCGTGAAGACCGTTCTGGCCGGAGAAGAAGCGCAGGCGGATTTAATGAGCACGTTGTCTACGACTGGGTTGTTCCTGGCGTGGGCTCGAAAAGCAGGTTTTGAAGATGTTCACGAGTTTGTCCGAGAAGGTGGCGGACAGAACATGCAACCACAGGTGATGGGCGATGAACAAATCCAGCAACAAGCCGAGGCCGGGAACCTTGTCCCATTTGATTCAGGAGCGGGGGTCGGAGGCTGATGTTCATATGTTGTGTGCGGCGATCGCCAGCTACGATTCGTACCAGGATTTTGGGCCAGAACTGGTTGAGGAGTTCATACAACACCCGGTATGGCTCGCGTTGCGGCAGCGTATCGCGACCACCATCAGCAGCTCATACGAACGGATTGACCGTCTGGACTCCGAAACGCCGGACAGAGCCATTCACGTGTCCCGAGGCATGATCGTGGGACTCAAATGGTTGTTGGGGGCCCCGGCGGAGATCGTGGCCGACATCAAGCTGGAACGGTNCAACGAAGGCGAGAGTGAAGAGAATTACCAGGGCNCCGCAGGAAAACAAAATGAGAAGGCACTGAGAGACATTCTCGGATACTAAGGAGATCGACATGGCAGTACAAATGAGA